TCGCTAGAATCACAAAAGCGGTAGAAAGAAAGAACGGTCAGCTTGAAGTAGATTGGGTTGGAAACGGTCTTATGAATTCTCTTAATCGTAATGAGAATAGTCTGAGAGCTGTGTTCGGAAAATAATAATACAATTTGATTTCTGAAGAATCCCCCACCGAATCAAAGGTGGGGATTTTTGTTTAACGTTATTTTCTAATATTATAATTACTATGGAAATCAATAAAATATGGAATGAAAGTAATGATGTTACAATGAGGGAACATATCGATGAATATTCGGTTGACCTCGTTATGACTTCACCACCTTACAACAACAGTCGAGACAGTGACGACCGTACAAATACAAGCGAGAATCATTGTCGCTCAGCTAACATCGGACAGTATAAAGATAGTAAAGGTAATTTCGTAGGAATCGGTTCTTATCATAAAAAGTACGATGTTTATCAGGACATGAAAACTACGGAAGAATACTGTGATTGGATTGTTTCTATATTCAATCAGTTTGACCGTATCCTTAAACATGACGGTGTTGTACTTTGGAATGTTTCTTATCAGAATGAAAACAACGAATGTGCCAGCTGGCTTAGTGTGGCTGATGTAGTTAGGAAAACTAATTTTACAATCGTAGACCATATTGTGTGGAAAAAGAAAGCGACAATTCCGATTACTCAGAAGAATAAACTGTCTAAGATTTGTGAAGATGTGTTCGTATTTGCCCGTAAGGATGAATGGACTTCTTTTCATGCAAACAAAGAATATATGAGTACATCCAGAACAGGACAGAAATTCTATAAGCCTGTGTACAATCTGATTGAAGCTGATAATAATGATGAGGTTTGTCCTTACAATAAAGCAACTTACAGTACAGATTTATGTTATCAGTTATTTAAGATTTATGCTCCTGACGGGGGGCTTGTTTACGACCCTTTTATGGGAAGTGGAACAACCGCTTTGGCAGCAAAGAACATGAACTTGAGTTTTATAGGTTCCGAGTTGAGCAAGAATCAGGTTGAATGGGCTGAGAACAGATTGTTATACGGTAAAGGTCATATTAATGAAGAACGTGACCCTAAAGCATTATTCTAACAGGAGATTAAGATTATGGAACTGAATAAGATTTGGAATGAGAGTAACGAAGTTACATTAAAAGAACATTTGGATGATAAGTCTGTGGACATTGTACTTACTTCACCGTTTTACAATTCTACCAATAACTCAAGAACATTAACAAATAACAACAGTAAGGGATATCCAAGTTGTCGTTATGATGAGTTTGTGGATAATATGAGTTTTGAAGATTACAACGCATATATTCTCAGACTGTTTGAAGGGTTTGACAGGGTATTAAAGAACAACGGTGTCGTACTTTGGAATATCTCTTATGGTGCAGCTAACCCTGACGGAATGTTCCAGAACATAAATGAGATTGTTACAAAGTCAAACTTCTCAATTGCAGATGTAATTATCTGGAAAAAGAAATCTGCATTACCTAACAACATCAGTCCTAACAGACTGACACGTATTACTGAGTATGTGTTTGTAATGGCAAGAAAGAGTGAACTCGATACATTTTTTATGAACAAGAAAAAAATATCTGTGTCTGCAGGCGGACAGAATATTTATGAAAACATTTTCAATTTTGTTGTTGCAAATAATAACGATGAAGTTTGTCCTTATAACAAGGCAACATACAGTACAGACCTTTGTTACAAACTTCTCAATATGTATGCTCCTCAAAATGCTGTTGTATATGACCCTTTTATGGGAAGTGGAACCACAGCACTTGCTTGTAAGAATATGGACTTAAATTATATTGGTTCTGAACTTAGTAAGAATCAGGTAGAGTGGGCTGAAAATCGACTCATGACAGGAAAAGGACATACAAATGAAACTCATGATGATAATGCTTTGTTCTAAAAATTATATATTTTCTTATGAAGAAGTATCATATTTTTAGTAGATTTTTTAATTCAATGGGAAGTTTCTATAACCTTTCCGAACTTGCTCAGTATATGGCAGTTTTCTATTTCAATATGAGAACTGTCCATTTTCATACTCAAGGAAAAAATTTCCTTGAACTTCATGAATACGCACAAGAACTGTATGAACAGGCTGAAGAGTATTATGATGATTTGGTTGAAACCGCAATCTCATTTAATGAAATGGTGCAGCCAATGTTTGTTACTCCGGGAGATTGTCCACCTGTAACTGATGTGGCAAATATGACTCCTACAGATACAATTGGTGTAATGCTGAATGGAGTGAGAGTACTCTTCGACAGTTTGGAATCAATAACAAAGGAAGTTTATCCTTCTTTTGTTTACAGTAAGATAGATTCAATGCTTGAATGGTTAGACAAGCAGAATTATAAATTAACTCAGATGTCAAAGGAGATATAAGAATATGAAAGTACAGAGACCTATTAAATCAGCATTTACCCCTGACGAAAAACATTCTATCGGAAATATAGATTTTTATGATGTAGAGGGTTCAAGAGACCGAGAAGGTAATACTTTCAGTTGTGGTGGAGATTTAGGAGATTGTTGGGCAGATAGTGCTTGGTATGATTGTGATACAAAACAATTACATTTTGGAAATGCCTATTTTAATAGCCATAGAGATATGACCGATGAAGATGCTAAAGATTATTTTTCCGAAACAATCTCATATTATCTTGATGATGGTTTTAATGGTGATGAACTCGTTCATGATTTCTGTGAAGCATTATATTCTTCACGCCAGATTAATTCTTCACAGAAGGGATTCGAGAACATAGTAGAAGGAACTCAATATGATGATTACCATATTGATACAAAGGGTATGGGAATCCTTAGTGTTGAAAATATTATTGAAGAAATAGAAGGTCGTGGAAATCAGGCTGTTCTTACAGTTCAGACTTCAGATGGTTCTACTAATCATTCTCAGTTTGGCTCTAAGGATTGGAAAGAGTATAAAGATTCTGTAAATGATGCCGGAAACGCAATTACTGATGTTTGGGTTACAGAAGTTGAAGGCAGCTCTTATGTTCGTAATTCTCATAAAATCATTTCAGGTTTAGACCCATATCTTTGTTGTCCAAATTGTGGTGAACCTGAATTGTTTGAAAACATTAAAGAACATAATATTAAATGTTATAATTGTGGTAATACTATCTCTTACGATGAATTGAAAAATCTTAAAAAATATGTTTCGCCACATAGTAAAATCACTTCAGCTCGTTATATTGCAACAGACCCGGAAACAGGGGAAGTTCTTGGCTCAGCAGATACTTATGAGGAAGCTGTAAACGAATGGGGTGAAGATGTAACTATTACTGATTCTGAAGCGACTGAAGGACAGGAAGATATGGGATTGTTCCAGTCTCGCAGACCTATCAAATCTGAATTTGATAAACTGGACCGTATGTATGTAATTGATGTTATTGATAATATTGTCCATTACCACAACAAAAATTTAACTAAGGAACAGTATTATTTACTAGATGATTTGTTAGACAAGTTAAGAAACAAAACAGCCACAAGTGACGATTGCATTGAAGTTCTCACTAAAATAGTTAAATACCACAATAAAAATTTAACTAAAAAACAATATTATTTACTAGATGATTTACTTGAAGAATTTCATAAATTTGACAACGACATTCAATCGTCTCGCAAAATTACTTCAGCAGTAGATGGTGGCTGGGAAGTTCGCTCTTCCGATGTTCCTGAAGCTCTTGACCTGTTCGTAGAATATTTTGGTGAAGAAGATGCTCTTGAAGAAATCGCAAAAGCAATGGGAGATGATGTTCTTCAGGAAAATATCGAATGGATTGCCCAGCATTGGGGATTTGCTGAAGAAATTGAAGGTCTTGATGTTTGGGAACAGTACGAAATGGCAAAAGAATATATGGGTGTTTCTGAACTTTTCAATAATCTCACTCAGGCTGCCGGATATGATGAACTTGCCGCAGACCTTGCTTTCATTTTCCGTATGAATGATTTCCGTGAATGGGATAAATATGATAACGAAGATGATAAAGATGAAGTTTCTGACAGTGTTACTTCTTCTAAGAAACCAGAAACGACAAAACAGTTTGTGACACGTATTCTTTCAGAACTTGAAACCGGTGAAATTACTGAGGATGAAGCAGCTGAAGAAATCGCAGAAGCTAACGATGTAAATATCGGATATGCAAGACAGATTCTTTCTAGTTATATTGCAGATAAAGACAGATATATCACTTCAGGTATGCTCGAACTTGGCGATGCACTTAATGTTGAGTTTGACACTGATGGAAATCTCGATTCTTGGTCTGTAGATTTTGCTACTGACCCTGAGAAACCGGCCCCAACTCTTGGCGGTGAACTTGTTCGTGCTGCACGTTATATCATTTCAGCTTTTAGAGACAATGATGAAAAAGTCGGCTGGGGTTATGCAAGAGAAGTTTTGAATCCTGCAGCAAGATTTATTGTTGAGAATACTGATTATAAACAGAATGATGTGTTTGAGGATTTACTTGATGGACAAACTTACAATGATGACGCATACAGACAGTTTATTGATATGTTCGAAACTGATTTTGCTGATTATCTCCGTGACCATGAAGAATTGTTCCATAAACTTAATAAAAAGAGTTTTGAAGAGAATGTAAATGACGAAGATGAATATTCTTCTATCGATTACTTTTCTGTAAATAACGAACATGTTGATTACTGGTTCAAATATGAAGACGGTCAGTATGTTTGCGATAATGTAGACCCTGTTGTTAATCAGGAGTGGAATGAGGGTGATATTATAACAGCTGAGGATTTCCCTTTTGATAGCATTGATTTCAATGAAGAATATGGAACATTCGATTATGATGATGGATATATCTATAGTTGGGAAGACGGAGACGGTGAGTCTGTTCGTATTTCAAATGTAGAATATAAGTATAGTGAATTCGAAGAGGGTGATGTTCTTACACCAGATGAGCTTGAGAACCTTGCCGAAAACGGATATGAGTTCCATGATACAAATGGTAATGAAATTAGAATTTCAGATATAATGTAAGGAGATATTAAAATGAGAGTAATACGTTCGAGTGTGACTTTTATCGAAAAAGGAAATAAGATTATCGCTAAGCTAAACGGTAAGACTGTAGGATTCATCGAAAAGAACCGTAGCGGCGGATATACATACGCATTTGGCTCACCTAGTCAGAGTTCGTATATTGGTTTTGATGTAGATGATTTAGAGACAGCTAAAAGTAGAATTGAAGAGAACGTTTTTGTAGGTTCTTCTCGCAGACCTGTGAAATCAGTATTTTATGTAACATGTTGTGATGAAAATGATAATACTGTTGGGTTTGTTACAGAAGATAAAAAGGTTACAGAAAATGAATCAAAGATAAAGTATTTTGATTCTAAGAAAGAAGCTGAGAATTTTGCCAAACTGATGTACGATGTTTACAAAGAAGAAAACGAAAAGTATAACTTCGGATATGAATTTTATGTAGAGGAAGAACCTATAGAATCATCTCGTAGACCTGTACAATCAGGATATGAGGGAGATGACGCAGAAGCAGAAGAACTTGCATTGTATATTAAGAATACTTCAGAACTGTATCATGGTATTACTAAATCTATTATCGAGAATCTTAAAAAGAAAGCTCGTAAAGGTGTGTACGACAAAGAACGTGCCGTAGATGCTTGGATGTATGCTGCAGATGCCGGTGCTAAGATGTACGATAAAGAATTCGGTAGTGGTCGTGGAAGTCTTACTATGTTCTCTAAATCAAGTCGTAGAAAGGCTGCAGAAGAACTTGCAAGGTATTACGAAGAGGATGTCCTCGAAGGACTTGATAATGTTCAGTCTGCATTCAAGATTGTTTCAGGAAAACACACTGTAGAATACAGTAAACCTTCACGTGAAGAACTTGAGAAAGTTCTTGATGATTTTCTCGCTCAGAAAAAAGTAAAGTTTGCTACAGATATTTACGATGATACAGTAGATTACATTCTGACATTCTGGGATGAACAGGATTTCAAACCTAGAAGTGTTGAAGATGCTGTAACAGACTGGTACAACGATACAAAGAAACACTTCCCTGAGGATTTGAAGAAAATCAGTGCCGCTTATCATCGTTGGATTAAGAGTAAATTAATTCGTTCTTCCCGTAGAATGAGGATTCGATAAATGAACTACGATGAACTGTGGACTAACATAACAGCTTTATTCCCTTCAAACGTAGACCTGATTTACGATGGTGCAACAGCCACCGTAAAGTCTGGTGACAAAGAAATTACCGTTATCTACAACGATGATAATTCGTTTGTAGTAGACGGTAAAACACTTCATTTTGAAGACAGTATGTTTGAAGTAATTAACACATTACTTGTTCCGTATATTTTGCAGGAACTTGACGGGGAGAGAAGACTGTGAACGAATTAATTAAAAAAGTATCTGAAACAATTCCTGCAAATAAAACACATAACAATGAACCTGTTAAAAAATTTCAATATAAAACACAGAAGAAACGAACAGGTCCAGGATTTGATTATTATCTTCAGAAAGCCTGTGAAAAAGTAGACCAGACAGAAGAAGATAATGTAATCGAAGTTCCTGTAAGTAATCGACCCAAATTAGCACCGCCACGTTTTAATTTTTAATTTTTTCTTTTAATTTTCCTTTACATAACACTTGTTTTATTGTATATTATAGTTATACAGAATAAATGCTTTAGGAGGCAGTTATGGAAAAGGAACTTACAGTAAAACAGATTACTTCAAAGATTAATCAGACACAGAAGAAGATTGACGAAACTAACAGACAGATTGCAATGTACAAACAGTGGATTGCAGAGGCTGAGGCACCTGATGCTAAGGACTACAAAAGAGCAACACTTTCAATGGATAAGAAGTGTCTTAGAGACGCTGAGAAGAAGCTTAATAAGTATGAAGCACAGATGGCTGAACTTAAACTTCTTCAGGTTGGAAAGGTAAAAGAATATCCTGTACTTCGTCAGTTCGTAGAAAACTGGAAACAGTACTGTATCAAAACAATTGCTGACCCTGAAATCATAAAGAAATGTATCGCAGCTCGTAAAGAGATGTACGAAGATATTAAGAAAGTTGAAGAAGAATGCAAGGCAAAGGGTCTTCCTTCTTGGCAGTCTTACAACAAACGTGAATCTATTAAACATGATTTCAACCGTTCTTGGGGATTCGTTGCTGACTATATGATTTGGTCTGAAGAAAGAATCGATATGGAAAGATTGGAAAAGGACTATGCTTACTTCGCAGAACAGAAGTACAACAAGTTCATTGAAGACTGCGAGTTCTATGTTGGTGAAATTACAGATACTTCAGACCTTTCAATCGGAGACAAAGGTGATATCAACGGTCACGTTGTTGGCGTAAAGGCTACAGCAAATGTAAATACAATTTCTGCTGAGGGTCCAATTCAGAGATTCCATTATAGAACATTGATTAAGGTTGTTGCATAAAATAAACCCTGCCTTCGGGCAGGGATAATTAGGAGATAAATTATGAAGAAAGAATTTCAGTGCTTTGAGTTGACAGATAAACAGCTTGACCAGTTTGTTAAGGGTATCTTTGATGAGAATCGTACTCGTCCTGATATGGTTGAATCAGAGTTTCTTACTACAGAAGAAATCAAGAATAAGATTTGGAATGATATGTGGATGGTTTTCCAACTTGGTATTCATCCACTCGATGTTATTCCATATCTCAAATCTGGATTTAAGATTGTATTCATGAAAGGAATTGATTACAGACGATTCAAGAAAGAATATAATAGTTTAATGTAGATATTATCTGGCCGGATATCTAACGTGTCCGGTCTTTTATATATTTTCTATATATCAATTTAATATGGAGAAAATTTCTATGAATACATCAGAAGTAAAGAAATATTCAAAGGGTCTTGTGAACAGTATTAAAAGCGGCAAGCTTACTTTGGAAGAAGCTGTAATTGAAAGTTCAACTAAGACAGGCTGCACTAAAGATTACGCAAGAAAAATCTTGAACGACTATCTGAAATCAGGATATTCAAACAATCCTGATTATGTCGGTGACTGGTTCGGTAAAGGACAGATTGATTTCAATGCTATCATTAATCCTGAAGATGAGGGTGATGTATGGATGGTAAAAATGTGGTCTGGCTCAGGTTATACTCTTGATGTATATCTGTGTAAAGCAACAAACCTTTATGATGCTATCGATACAGTGTTTGAATGGTCTTGGGAAAATGAGGGTGAGAATAACATGGTCTTTGATTTGGATTATGTTTACAATGAAGCTGATGAATATTTTGAATCTGACCCTGATATGTTTGGAAACGGAGAACTGGATAAAGAAGATTTTGAAGACAGATTCATTGAAGAATATTATGTAGGAGATAGTAATTACGGATTGTTTGCACGTTCAGAAAATTTCTTCGTAGATAAAGTTCCTGAGGATGTTCTTGCAGAGAATCAGAAACCTGTTCAGAACTCTCGCAGACCTGTTAAATCAGAAATGAGTTCACGTCAGTATCAGAATGCAATTGATAAAGCGGCTCGTATGATTGACGAGGGTGAACGTGATGTAGGTGCAATCTGTAAGAAGACTGGTCTTGATGAGGGTGATGTTCAGGCAATGATTGATGAACAGGAAGAACTAGAATCCGTAACATCTTCTCGCAGAGCAATTAAATCTTCTGCTGATAATCTTCCTTCAGAAGTTTATTATATGGTAGTACAAGGTGCTAAAATGTATTATAGCACAGATTATGACAAAGTAGCTGATATGGTTCAGAAAATTAATAGTAAACCAGGGCCTCGTGTTTACGGACCGTATACTGAGAATGACCCTGAAGAAATTCAGGAACTCTATGAAGTAGGTTATCTCAGTAATTCTCGTAAATCAAATGAAAGGAGACCAATTAAATCTATGGCAGCTGTAAGTAAATATAATCGTATGGATTTCAAATCACTTCAGAATATGGCCGGAATGTATTTAGATAGAGAAGGAATTAAGTTTGAAGAAACAGAAGATGGATTACACGTAGATGATTTTGGATATATTAGAATTAAATCTGAAATATCCGATATGAATCGTTCACAGGGTAAATATTCTATCGAATTAGTTCCTAGAGCCGGTGATAATGATACTTATTCTCTTTTTGAAAATTTTGAGAACGATTATTATGAAGGTACTGATATGAATGAATTTCAGGAAGATATGGAAGACATTATTCATCAGATATTTACAGCAGGTGCTTATGTGTCACATGACATTATTGATGAATACGGTTATCTCGAAGGATATCCTCATTTTGAAATTTTTACTAAAGGTACAATAGGATGAAGTTGTTACAATTCTTAAAGAACAACTTGAATATTTTATATAATTGTGAGTTACAATAATAAGGAGATATAACTATGGAAATTAAACAGGATATGGATTTTAACGACCTCAGAAATAATTGCTGGGGTCAGGCAACACAGATTCTCGAAGAAATCTCAAATGCAGATAAAGAAGACGATTTGATGTATTATCTTGAAGAGATATACTCGGATGAAATTCCGACACTTACTGAAGTAAACGATATTCTCGCTTACGATTGGGAACGGGTTTATGATGCTATCGGAATGTCTGATGAAGACGAAGACGATGACGATTGGGAAGATGATGACGAAATCACCAACTCTCGTAAACCAATCAAATCAGGAATAACCTATGAACAGGCTCTCGATATGTTTACATCTGAGGGTAAACCTTGGGATGATTATTGGTCGATGCAAGCCGATTGGACCGCTTTCGTAGACAGTCTTGAAAGAGACGGTGAGGTTGATTACGAAGAGGCAAGATGGTGGGATAACCCTTGTACACCTAAAACCTTTGATGAATGGGTAGGTCGTTCCAATGATGATGAATACGATGAGTATTATGACGAAGGCGAATGGGATGAATAATCTTATATAAGTTCTAAAACCTAAAGACTGTTCCAAAAACGGAACAGTCTTTTTTTATATGCAAATAAAATCTTAAATAAATATAAACCTTATATATTCTTTATAGAACTAATTATTTCATCGTTGATGAACATAGTTCTGTAAACCACCAACGTTCGATTTGGAGAGCAAAGGTGGTAAAGTTAAATCATTATCACCTTTATTCATATAAGGAGAAAAACAATTATGACAAGAGAAGAAGCACAGGCAAAACTCAATCAGACTTTTGCTCAGATTAATTCAAGTGCTGACCCAATGCACAATGGTCTTATCGCTCAGTCACGTGATGCTTATGCAAAACGCTGGGGAAAGGCAATGTCTAAGGAAAAGGAAGCAATCCTTAAGAACTCACTTGACCAGACAACACGTATTTTGACATCACGTGGTGTTACAAAAGAGGCTATTAAATCAGCTGTAGCTGATATCGGTAAAGTAGATAACCCTATCGCAATGCTTTACAATCTTATGTCAATTTTGATTCCAAACTTTGCTTATACTGAAGTTTGTGCTGTACAGCCAATGCCTACAGAAAAATCACCAATCTTCTACCCACAGATTACTGCGAACGAAACTCGCAATAACATCACAAAGGGTACTGCATTGCTTGGTTCTACTAACTGGGCTACAGAATCAAATTACACAACAAACAAGATTACACGTAAATCTACAGATGCTGAAGATGGTCCAGTAGTATCTGGAACAGATGTTACATTCACAGCTCCTGAGGGTTCAATCCTTCCTAACACTTGTGTTGTAACATTGAGTGGTGTTGTAGACGCTGTAACACTTGATGACGGTAAGGGAAATATCAAACCTGTTCTCAACATTATCGCTTCTGGTACTGTTGATTATGACACAGGTGCTGTTACAATCACTCTTGATGCCGCAGCATCTGGTACTGAAGTTGCTATCAACTATCGTTACGATTGGGCCGCAGTTTCTGCTTCTGCTGATATGGACAGAAAACCTGCACAGGCTGTATTTGAATGGACTTCAAAAGAAATCGTAGCTCATCCATACAGACTTCGTTCTTCATATAACCTCGACAATTTCTATGCTGCTAAGAATGTTCTTGGTGGATATGATATTGACCAGGTTCTCGCAACAAGTCTGGGTGGTCTTATCAACAAAGAAATTTCTTGTAACTTCTTTGATGAAATGCTGGTACGTGCTGATGGTATTAAGACTTGGAACTCAATTCTTCCAAGTGGTGTTTCACAGATTGAACACAACATGTCTGTTCTTCAGTCACTCAATGAAGCAAGTAACGAAATCCGTAAGCAGATTGCTCGTTCAGGTGCTAACTGGATTATCGCTGGTACTAAGTTGATGAACATTCTTGAATCACTTGGTGGAAACTTCTTTGATTCTAAGAATATCTGGGCAGCTAATTCTTACAGTGCTGAACCAATCGGTCCTTATGTTGCAGGTACTTTGTTCGGTAAGTATAAGGTTCTCAAGAATCAGGACTTCCCTGAGGATGTAAACCTTATGGGCTACCGTAAAGATGACACAGACGCAAGTTATGGAGTTGGTTCATTCATCTCACTTTATGCAACAAATCCAATTGCAAAAGATGACCTTACAGTTGTTCAGGGTATGGGTTGTAAATGTGGTGGTACTCAGCTCTTCCCTAACTCAATGATGAAGTTCATTATTGAGTAACCAGAACAATAACTGAGTAGACTTAAAAAGACCACCTCAAAAGGGTGGTCTTTTTTTATTTATAAAATAATTCTTAAAATCCTTTACAAAACAATCTTTATTTGATATTATAATTACATAAACTAAATGCTTTAGGAGGCAGTTATGCAGACAAGAACAGTAAAGGTAAACGACAAGGATTTCACATTTATTTGTGCATATCGTTCAAACAGAAGTGGATTCGTACATGAGTGCGAACTTCACATTGGAGCACAGGTATTCGATTCAAAGTGCCAGTATTACAACCGCACTTGGGAATGTTACACTTATCAGTCAGTAATGATTAACGCTCTGTACAATTATTCAGACTACGTTAAGTCACATCTCAAGGAAAGATTCCTCAGTGAAAAAGGCTATAAAAGAATGACACCAGCTCTTAAAGAAGAGTTCGAACGTCTCTGTATTGACAATCAGCAGCTCAGAGACATTGCTCAGGTTCGCAATGAACTCGACCATGCTACATGGTACTAAGGAGTTGCGAATGTTTAGAGTTATTTGTCCCGAAGCTACATACTACTTCAATGACCTTCAGGACGCTGTAATCTGTCAGTGCGATTTCGGTGGAATCCTTCAGTACCGTAAAAATGATACTTGGAAGGATGTGGAATCAGAATGACGGATTATGTAGTTCTACAGTTCCTGTCAGGTGGTGAGAGCATCTACACGATGTGCCACCACTCTGATTTGGAACGAGGTTATGTTCAGATAATAACACGTGATGAGAATGGAGCAGCTGTGAATCACGGATTGTTCGGTTTTAATGAGTGCAAAAGTGTGTTACCGTTCCCATTCTATAATGATAATAAAGAGGTTCTTAAATGGTCTGAAAGGGAAGAACTGTTTAAGAAATATCCTAAGCTCAGGTTAATTGCCTAGAGGAACACTAATGGCAAGCGAAGATAAGAAAAGAAAAATAATGCCTAGATACAAGAAAGGCGTAGCTTTTGATGGCGGAAAGCAGAAGTGCGGCAGACATAAAGGCGTAAATAAGTTTTCTCCTTCTCAGAGAAGAAAAGAAAACATCGCATGGAGAAAGGAGATAGACTTATGAAAATCTATGTGAGTGATATCGGAGACCGTTCAGTTGGTATTCAGGAACTTACCATAGCAACCCTGGATATACATGAAAGCATGGTAGAAGTTCTTGAACAGAATAATCAAATGCATAGTTTCAAACAAGAGTTGAAACGATTTGTTGAAGAATACTGTGAGCCTGAAGTATCCTATGAAGTCTATTCTGATAAAGATATTGAGGAAGAGGCTAAGTGGGAAGAAGAATACGAAAGGGAACTGTTAAAAGGTTTTCAGCAAGATGAAGAGGTTACAGAGGAGTATCGTTCTGAAAAACCAAGTGTTGTTGATATACTTAGTGGTAAAGTTGATATACCTAGTGGTAAAATTGTAAATGTTATTGGTGCAAAGACAGGGAGATAAAATTATGATGCAATTTATTTATGGCAGATTTATGCAAGAACATTGGGATGAATCATTACGTTTACAAACAATTTTCAGTAAACGTTTTCATCTGAATCTTGCAGCTAATGAACTTATTACAATTGATGATAACGAAATTCGCAGTCATTTTGAAGGATATGATGACCAAATTATTCAGAAACATGATTTATCTGAAGAAGAAAAGGAAACGGTAAATGATGCTTATTATTGGGCATCTTTTGGCGGCAGATGTATGAAACCAATTGTAACTGTTGATTATAAGAAGTATGGTATTCATTCTTGCTGGCATAACATGAATCAAATTGATGAGATGTTCTACAGTCTTGAATATGATAACTTTGTAAAAGAAGTTAAGTTTCAGTACGGAAAAGATAAGTATGCCCCGGATAAAGAGTTCTCAGCTGCAACCAAAGATGAGGCACTTACTAAGATAAAAGAACTCTTTGATGAGGGTTATTACATCTTTTATCGTGGTGGCAATGAAGAAATTAAATTGTGGGCAAGAAAGGAGAACTAGATTATGAAGAAATTAATTTGTTTAATGATGCTATTGTTTACATCAGTTTTTGTATTTGGAGCAACAATATGGCTACCAAATGTAACAAAGAAGAATCCAAATGATGAATGGATAAAGTATGTAAATGTTGATAATTGGCATATTAATACTTCTACAGGAGTATTGACATTTACATATGGTTTTAAACGATATTATTCTACAGTTTATGTAATTGAGGAGTAAGATTATGAGATTAGGTCAGTTACTCAAAATTATTGAAGTTGTAAAGAATGGTGGTGTGGTACTTGCTGATAAGTATAATGAAACAGGATACTCAGATACTCATGAAATTACAGAATTTAGTGACATCGAAGATATTCTTAATTACGCCAAAGGAAGTTATCATTTCTATATCAAAGCCGAAGATGGTAGACCTTGGTATGAATTAGAGGAGATAGAATAATGAATATTCCAGTGGGTAAGATTGTAAATGTAGTTGGTGAGAAAAATCCAATAACAGATATAAATCCGGGACAATATGAATTGCTGTATAATGAAATTGCTCAAGATTATGCTGAACGTCATAATGCACCTTATGTGCATATTTTCAAGGATGGCAAACTCGTTGCAACAATTGCTCGAAAGAAGAGGTAAACTATGTCATGGGATATAAATGCTTATATTAAAGGTGCAAAAAATGTTTACTCCAATCATGTAACACCTGAACATGCAAGAAAACTTAGAAAGTTTGTAAGGCTGGAATATTTTTATTTTACTAAACAGAAATGGTATACACTTAAAAGACACAATAAAATATATCATGATGGATTCTATCGAGTGAAGAATCCAATATTGAGATTATTTATAAGAGATAATTAAGGAGATGAATTATGAATCCAACAATTTGTAATATGACAATAGAAGAAAGATTAATATGGCAGCTTGAAGAAGAAAGGAAACTTCATGAAATTGACAGAGAATTGTTCATTCATCAGATTGAAGTTCTTGAAGAAAAACTTGCTCGCAAGTAAGGAAAGATTATGACAAAAGAACAGTATCTTAGATTATTAGAATTAAAAATGATGGTTCATTCCACATACGGAATGCCGCCAAAACATCCGGACAATCTTGATGAATTGTTTGAAGAGTATATGAAACTTAGAAAGATGTATTCTGATTGTAAAGGAAAGATTGAAAATTAATCTTAATTTTCCTTTACATAACACTTGTTTTACTGTATATTATAGTTATACAAAATAAATGCTTTAGGAGGCAGTTATGGAAAACAAGGTTATCAAAGTAGTTGGTCAGAATCATCAGACATTCGTTGCAAAGTTGGCTGATATGAACAGAAGACTTTCAAAGAAGAATCTTCCACTTATCAATGCAAAACTTCTTGAAGAATATGATTGCAAGACAAAAGAACAAGTTCCTGTTCCATACGAACCATTCGCAATTCAGATTGATGTTGTTTATCATTATTATGTTTATGAACTTTCTTCAGAGTTCGACCAGAAGAACATCGCTGGTGTAGATGTTCAGTTCGAAGGTGTTGTAGACCTTATCGACCAGAATGAAAACGCTAAAGTTTTCAAGCTCGCAGATTCAAACCTTTTCAAATATCTCGATAACTGTCAGTGTGATGAATGCCACAAATCAATCGGTAGAAATAAGTACATTGTTTTCTCTAAGGCAGTAAAACCTGTAGAAAGCAGAGAAGACCTTGTTGTTCTTGGTACAAGCTGTGCTAAGAACTACTTCCCATTCGATGTTGTAAATTACATCGGAAATGTTGAAAACTTCTACGAGGAACTGTTTGAAGATTGTGATGATTCAATGGGATTCGGATTCCACAGCGATAACTATATCAACACAAGAAGATTGTTCAGCCTCGTTGGTTGTGTAACAGATGATTTCAAAGTTTACACAAAAGACGGTGGGACAAAGGGCGATGTAGAACTTCTTATCAAGGGTAAAAGAGACAAGAACTTTGTTTATGTTGAATCAAAAACAAAATGGGAAGACATGGAACAGTGGCTTAAAGCAGCTTATGGAGAAGCTAAAGATGAGTTCAGTACAAACGTTCACGGAGTAATGTTTGACCCATATTCTGAAGAACTTAAACTTCGTGACGATATCGACATGAAGTATCTTGGAATTGCTTGCTATGCTTTCGTTGGTGCAAAGAAAGCTCATGACAAGGAACTTGAGAAACAGGCTCGTGCAAAGATGTATAAGGACAGTGTTAAAGATGACTGGTTCGGCAATGTTGGTGATAAGTTCGAAAAAGAACTTATGTTCGAAAAGATTATCGGATTTGAAGGATATTACGGTTATACATACTTCCTTTTCTTCCGTGATGAAGAAGGTCGTGTATTTAAGTGGAGTTCTTCAAACGGTTCTTACAAATGCTGGTCATCTATTTCTGGTAATGATGGTTACTGTGATTACGAAGTTGGCAAGAAGTATCTTATTAAAGGTTCTATCAAAGACCACAGTGAATACAATGGAGTAAAACAGACTGTTATTACTCGCTGCAAGGTTCTTAAAGATGAATACAAATCTCACGTATTCTCTGAAAAAGAAATCAGAAAGATTCTTGAATCAAAGAAGTCTGAAGAACCAGCTGAATCTTACGAAGACCCTCTTGAAATCTTCAATATCGCATAAATAAAAATCTCCGGTGGAATAACCACCGGAGAAGGAGTAAATATCATGTCATATAAGAATATCTTAAATCATCCAATGGCTGAGTATAATGCTATTTATAAACGAATATGCAAATTGAAACCATATCTTTCAATAGACGAAAAGAAACACACTGCTTTTAGTTACATGTTTATTCAGAGAGGAATCGATATGACTAAACTGGGTATTATGGCAGCTACAGGAAGAGCGTTTAGTCAGCATGATTTTATTGCAGAACTCGAAGTTGGTGCTGTGTCTAAAGACATTGCGGAAGGCATTGACCGATATTACGTTAAAGATGATAGCCTGTTCGATTTCTTTAGACAGACACCTGTAAAAGATAAGGAAGTACAGGCTGTACTCGATTCATTCAATAAAGAACGTGACATGGATATGTGGGGAGTTATCGGACAGAACTTTTCATGTACAATCATTCGTACTATGGACCCTAACGGAAAAAACAGTATCATTGTTCTGACAGATGAATATAATCACATGTTTGTACCAGCTGAGCTACTTAAAGAAGAACGTGACGAAATGTTCAATATGGTCATGAACTTTTTATTTTATATTCAAGCGTTTCCTGAGTGTGTAATTGACGGTGTACCTAACGGAGTAAAGAGAAATCCTAAGGCTAAGAGTATTTCCATAAGCGATAAAATCGTTTCTCATACTAGTGTAGAACGTGGATTTATAAGACCACATTTCCGCAGCGGATATTTCAGACATCTTAATTCAGATTGGTATGTAAATTGTAAGGGCAAGGTTCAGTTTATTGCCTCAACTATGGTAAAGGGAAAGGCTAAGACAGTTATTGAGAGGAAATAATTATATATTTTCTTATGAAGAATATAACGGTACAGTTTGCAGATTCACAGAGAGCAGAAGATTTCAGAGACGAAATGAAAGAACGTTTTCACTACCCTAAGACAGAATCTAAATATGAAGTTGTTCACGGTAAAGACGAAAACGGCAAGACTGTGTTTGTAAACAGATACGACAGAGGGGTTGGTATGCGAGGTTACGATAGAAATATAAATTCTATGAATAAGATTTTCAATTCAAAGGAAATTAAATCTAGTTTATTTTCATATACTCTTGAAGATGTAAGAGATTCTATTAATCGCTATCTTGAAAGAAACGTTATTAACAAGGATAGTTGTAAAAATAATAATCCTAAAGAAGTTGAAAACGCACTTCTTAATTTGAGAGAAAATATCAATAATGCTATAGAAGATGGAACCCCTATTAATGAAGATGTTATATATCAGACAATGAATATTTGTAAGAAAATTTTATGGGATAGAAATTATCTTCAGTTGGTTCGTGATATTATCAATCCTTTGTTTGAATCTATCGGTGGAAATATTCCTGATGCAACTGAATTATATAAGACAGTAAATGATAAAAAGAGTTTTACACCTGAAGAAATTGACAGTCTTTATGAAGGTATAGTAAATACTGGTGACGATAGATTTTATGAATGGCTCTACAAAACATATCCGTGGATAACTGAAGATAACGCATCAACAATGAATCTGGAAGATTTTATGCTTCAATGGATTTATAATACTCATGGCATTTATGAAGAAATGCGAGAATGGCTTGATTACTGGAAAGAACAAGAATAAGTACCTCAGAAAGCAAATGGATTCTATTATTAAGATATGACAGAAAATGAATTTATACTTAACGATAGAATCGCAAAAATTAAATCAATTAACGAACAGTATAATCTTGAAGATAATGCCTACCTGTCTTTCAGCGGCGGAAAAGACTCCACAGTGCTTCATTATTTAATTGATGAGGCACTTCCTGGAAATCATATACCCAGAGTGTTCATAAATACAGGCATGGAGTACAAACTGATATTAAAGTTTGTTAAAGAAATGTGTTCTAAAGACAATCGATTTGTTATATGGACTGTAGGAAAGAACATCAAAAAGACATTAGAAACCGTAGGATATCCGTTCAAAAGTAAGCAGCATTCTCAGAAAGTTTTAGAATGGAAACGTGGATATAGAAGTAAATCACATTTACAATATTTTGGTGAAATGGAAGGTGGGTTTGATGTATGTCCTGAAAAGTTAAAATATCAAATAAGTGATGATTTTAAGTTGAATATATCTCATTTTTGTTGTTTTGAGTTTAAGAAAAAACCAATAAAACAATATATGAAAAAAACCGGTAGAACAATAACGTTGACTGGCATGATGAAAGATGAAGGAGGTCAACGTTCTAATATAAATTGTATCGTTACAGACAAAGAAGGAAAGTTACAAAAATTTCATCCTATGTCTGTTTGTACAAAAGAATGGGAGGATTGGTACATTAAGACTCGTGAAATTGAATTATGTCAACTTTATAATCCACCATATAATTTTGTTCGAACCGGATGTAAAGGATGTCCTTTCACTATAGATTTGCAAGACTTATTGGATACTTTGTATATATATTTACCTGAAGAAAAGAAACAATGCGAATATATTTGGAAAGAGGTCTATGATGAATATAGACGTATTGGATATAGATTACGAAAACATAAAGGGTTATTCGATTAATTTCATGAGACACCACCTTTATCTTTAACGAAAAAAGACGAAACCACAGACTGTTACCAGCGGTCTGTGGTTTTTTATTTAACTATAATTTCAATTAATTTTATATATTGTTATATAAATATAGCTTAAAAATCATATTCCATCTATAATTTGGTGGAAAAGGAGAAACAAATGGCTAAACGTATTATTAAGTCCGCAGATGAATCTCAGAAAGATGAAAATCAGTTCGAACTTGACGAACAGACAATCGATGAGGTTTCTAATGCAGAGGAATTTGCTGATGTTGAAATTTCTAATGAAGACATCATGGATGCAGTAGAAGCAATTGACGCACTTGCTGATGCTGTAATTGAGAAAGCAGACGTTGAGGAAAAAGAAATCGATGCTGATACACTTCTCGATGAAGTTCGTAATATGGTCGATGATACTCACGATGAAGAGCCAGAGGAAGAAGAAGTCGAAGAGGCAGAAATTCCTGAAGAGATTGAATCTTCTGTAGTTCGTGTAATGGTGTCTGAGGATGGTGCAATTGACCTCGAACAGAAACCTGATGAGGTTTATGATTCAACAGTTGATGGTCTTGAATGTACTATGTTTGATACAACAGACGACTATCCACTTGATATCGATGATACAGCTGATTCTGAAAATACAGAGGATGATGTACTTGTTATCGGTAACAGTGCAACAAAGAACTATAAGAAAGGCTATGTAAAGATTAAGTCAAGTGCAAACAAAAAGGCTTGGTCTTCAGCTTTCAAGAAAGTAAAGAAGATGGTTGGTTCTTCTAAACTTACACCAGCTCAGTGGGTAATTGTATCTGCTATTGCTAAGAAAGAAGAAGAATCTGACAAACTCAAGAAGAAGATTGAATGTTGTCTTCTCAAGAAGATTCGTTCAAATAAAGATATGAAGGCTAAGTTCTTCAACTATATTAAATCTAACTTTGATGAATTTAATTCTGAGGGTGCTCCTGAATCTGAGACAAAACCAGACCAGACAGCTGAACCAAAGAACAACGGATTTGAAGAAGAGGGAGACCCAACAAACGCTACTTCTCCAGAGACAGTAGATTCAACAAGCGGAGACCCTGTAGAAGACCCACAGAAACAGGTTGAGGGTGCTTCAGAAGACATCGTTCTTCCTGATGAATCAATCGTTGTTGTAGACGTTCCTGTTACAAACTCTGTACGTCACGTAAAACTTCAGAGAGTACGTTCTTCAAAAGAAAAGGGATATAACCTTTACAAAGTGGTTTCTGCAAAAGATATGTCAGCTCTCCTTAACGGAAGAGTTATTCGTAGCGGCAAACTCGGATATTGTTTCAGAAGTACTACACAGGGAGTTATCGCTTGTTGTGCTCAGTTTGTTGAAAACGGTAAGGGACAGTACAAACCAGTTCTTAATAACGGTAAGGTTGTTCTTACACGTGGTGCCGCTGAACATCCTGTATTCCAGAACTATGAAAAGATTCAGATTGCCAAGGCTATCATGAACGCAAAGAAAGAAGGAATTGAACAGGGTAAGAAAATGATTTCATCTGCAAGACGTCCTGTTACCGCTCGTAGAGAATCACTTCTCAACGGTAAGAGAACATCTCTTCGCAAGCCTGTGACATCTGCGGCACGTAAACCCGAGAGAACACCGGTTCAGAGACCTGCAATGTCAGATGCACGTAGAACTGTTCGTTCATCTGTAGCACCAAGACAGAACAGAGAATCAATCAGACAGTCTGTAATCGCAAAGAAAGCTCAGGCTAACGAACGCCGTGCAATCGAATCAAAGGCAAAACTTCAGAAGATGCACGAAGCAGAAGAAAGAGAAAGAATTTTCCAGAGTTCTCAGACAAAGATGAATGAGGAAAAAATCGCAATTAAGAGCAGCAATACTCGCAATGCAAATACATTGAACAAATTGTATAACGCAATGTTCTAATAAAATTAGGGGAAATTTTCCGCTAATTTCCCCTAATTTCCCTAAATGTATCTTGTTTGTGAAGGAGATTAGAAATGATTAGAACAAATAATTTCGTCAAAGCACTTTCTGATAAAGGTCTTGTTGATGACGCAATGCTTGTTGAAAATGGATACGACATCCAGTACAAAGGCAACATCGTTTCAGTAAGACTTAATGAACGTGGCGGTGCTTTGATTTACAATCATAAGAAAAACAATCTTTTTGAGATTCAGTCAGGACGACTTGATGAAGTTCTTCATAAGTACATCATTCAGTCATTGTTTGGAACTCAGTCAAAGATTGGTTTAAAAGGAATCGAATGTAAGAATACATTCTTTGTTCCGACAAAGGTTATTCAGAACTCTGTTATCTTTGAAGATTCCGTAGGAAGAAAGTTTGTTATGGAAGGAAACTCTCCAGAAGCTGTTCTTTCTTACTTCAATCAGGCCTGCGATGTAAACGCAGACGATTGTATGCTTCTTCTTAATAACTTCAAGGTTTATAATCATGAAAGAAATATTAAGTCTAGTGTTGAAACACCAGACGTAGAAGTACAGTTACTTACCTCTTCAGTAAATCCTGAAGACTATGCGGTATCTCCAAGAGCTGAATGTATTAATGATGTCGGACAGACTGTTGTAGGTAACTTCCTTTGCAGTGCATCTGACAAGTGGAACTATATGACATTTGAAGAAGATACTTCTAAGATGTTCAATTTTGGTTCTGCCTCAAAGAGAATTACTTCTTCAGTAATCAGAAGTAAGAACCCTCTTACAATGAAAGCCAAAGAAGCACTTGCATCAAACAGAAAAGCCGTACAGTCTTACATTGACAGAAAGTTCCCTAACGGACTTTGTGTATCTGCACTTGAAAATGTTCTTGCTTATGAAGCACCAGGACTTTATAAAGAAGCAGGTATTACAGATTCTATGAACTATGGTGTAATCTTTAATAACTATCTTAAAGATTGCGACAGTGTTCAGTTCCGTATGGATACTGCAAAATCAATTATGTGTGCGGTATGTAAAGACGGAAAGAGCGTTGCTAAGTTCAGAGCTGTTCCGGTTCTTTCAGAAATGAAACAGCCTTTACAGCGTGAAGGATATCTTCTTTCTGAATTGGAAAGCGGACTTGAATTCGGTCGTAAAGAAACAGCTATTAAGGCAATCGTAAATAATCTTAAAGATTTTGTTCCGGTTGTTGAGAACACACTCAATAAACCAAACAGTATCAATAAGATTACAGGAAATGATTGTAGAGCAATTCTTCAGTCTTACGGTCTTAATGACAGTAAGGGAGTATTTAATACAATCACTCAGGTTGTTCTTTACTAGAATAATCTTTTGATTATCTTAAACCCTACATCTTAAACGGTGTAGGGTTTTTTATTGAAATTTCAATTTATCGTGTATAATATTAATAATATGGAATTCAAAGATATTTTAAGAAGATATCACATCTCACCATTACAATACGATGACGGTGTGGAATTAAGCGAATCTGATTATAATACTTTATATCAGATACTCACAAAGTATTACACGGTTAATTCATATCTGAATAAACGTGTGCCTAAGGTTGATTCGACTATCAACACCAAGATAGAGAATTATCTTAAACGCAGTCTTATTCCGCCCGAGACGGAAGAAATAATGGACATACTAATGGAACAGACAGATTCCAAAGTTATATAAGGAGTAAACAAATGTTTAGAGTAGTAAACGAAAGAGTTTTGGTAAAGGTAACAAGAGAAGAAGAAGTTACAGCCGGTGGTATTATTATACCTGATTCTGCAGGACAGGAAAGAAAGTACGAGGGTCGTGTAGTTGCTGTCGGTACTCATCCTGACATTGCTGCAGCGGGTATAAAAGAAGGAATGTATGTATTCTATCCTAAAGGACTTAACACCGAATTTGTTCAGCACGAAGACGGTAGAGACGTTATCTATGACGTTGTATCGGTATATGATATTCTCGCTATTGGTGAGGATGAATAGTTTAAGGAGGAAATAAACTATGCCAGCATTTGGAAAAGATGGAATTGTAAACATTAATCAGTCTACACCTAAAGAGACTTGGCAACTTGTGAAGCCTGACGGAACTGTTGTTATGAGTTGTGATAATCAGTTACAACTGGAATCTCACAAACAGAATCTTTCACAGAAATTAAACTGTGAACTTAAACTTGTGAAAAAGACTGTTCAGCTTATCTAAAAGGATATTGTATGAAAGTTTATGTGATATCTTGTTATTATGAGCCTGACGGAACTTCATGGAATATTGCAGCTTTCTCAGATAAAGAGAAAGCTAAGTTAATGTGCGACAGACTTAACAGTGACCATGAAGAAGACGGATACTCTTATGAGATTCAGTCTTTTATACTTAATGCAGAGGAATAGGGTATGATTGAAAAAGAAGAACAAATCGTTATAGGGACAATGATACAGGTTCTTAAACCGGTTACAATTCCGAGTAAATACAAAACAATATTTCACGGTCAGACAAATCTTAAACCGGGTAATTTTGTATGGTGGTATCCGATAAAGAACATAGAATGCTCCAGACTGATTAATGAAGTTTCTCGCTGGTATAAAGGTAAGATAAAAGTTAATTATGGTCTGGCTGGAACTGTAGAGGTTTAATACTATGGGAAAATATTCGGGATTTGAGAGTTATTTAGTCAAACGTGAATTTACACCCGAGTTCATTAAAGATTATGAATATTGGTGTAAACGAATCTACTGGCAATGGAAAGGACTTCAGATGGAGTTTGATACGTTCTATGAAACTTGTTGGGAAGCCCTTCTCACAAAGATAGATGAGTTCGACCCTTCAATTTCCAAGATTCAGACTTTTTGTATAAGCCGTATTAATAATGAGGCATGGCGTGCTTGGATGAAAATCAAGAACCATGCACCTGAACAAGATTGTAATAGTCCTGTCGTGGAGAATACAGTAGAGGCAATTAATACCGATGAAGTCATGGATTCGATAAATGATTTTGCCAGATATTGTAACAAGAAAGGTGTTTCGATAGATATAGATAAGTTCTATAAAGACTACACCGAATATACAGACAAAAAGGAATACAGTGCTCCGCTTATTGTTTATGCATGGTGGAGAGGAAAAAACAGAGAAGTGGGAGGAAGATATGATATTCAAAAAACAAAACGATAAACTAATGGCCAGTCTTGCTGTAAGAAATAACATGGACATAGACAAAGTGTTATCTGCATATCTTATTACTGGTGATGATTTCTTTATGCTACTTCACATCTTTGAAGGTCAAACATTAAAGATTCCTTCCAAGCGAAGACTGTGTGCTGCAAATCTTCATAACATAAAATACATCGAAGATGATAAACAGTTATTCTCCGATTATAAGAAAGGAGAAATTATTGAATATAAAGACAAGGAATATACCGTAGTTTCTTCAGAAAAGAAGATACTCAATCATTATTATATTCCTGTAATTGAAAGTGAGGTATTAGATGAATGCGAAAACTTCTCAGATGACGAATAATGAACTTGAAAGTATTCTTCCAGACGTAAGGGGAATATTGACCAAGCTGACAGAATCTAAAGAGTTTACGGAATATGAATCTAAACTTGATACTGCTACAACTAATGCGATAAAAGAACTGAATAATATTATCACCAACGGAACACTTGCCATGGACCCTGAACAAATGGTTGCCGCTGTAAAAGTTCTTACAAAAGCTAAGGTAGATATCATTGAAAGTAAACGAAAACTCCTTGATACCTGTATTCGTGGTGAAGTTATGATTAAGGCGTTAGAGCAGCCTAAAGATAACGGTAAGGGTGCTGATAGTGTTCTTCTCGAATATCTTAAGAATAACAATCTGAATACGGATATAGATAAGACCGGAACTAATCCGGCAACATCTATCTTTGAAACAATAAATGAGACAAATGAGAGCGAGTGATTACAGATACAGACTTGTAACATCTAAAACCAGAGGTCTTATTCCCATAAGTGAAGTAAGCGAGGGTGAAGAAATATTCTGTTTCGGAGAATGGAAATCTTCACCTAAGCCTGTACAAGCTCCCTGTCTTGAATGTTCCTTTGACCTTTTACCTACTACAATCTTTGACAGAAAAATAATACTTCGAAAGAAAGAAGTATCAATCTGTCATGATATATTTCTGAAACCGACAACAGATTTCAAACCTGAGCTGTCAGTACGTGGATTTTTTAAGGAAAACAGAACAAGTGATAAATTAATCTTTAACGATTGGGCTGACCTTCCTTACTGGTTACCAAGATTAATCAAGATATATAATCAACCGTTCTTCCCTGTATCAAGTAACATAGGCTGGAGTATTTACAATGTAAGTAAAAAGAAATTTACCGAATTGAAAGATGAAGAACTTACCGAGAGAAACCTCGAATATGTTCTTGAGGGTATGCTCCGACAATCCTTTTCATATTTCATGGGTAAATATAATATCTTATCTCATAATCTGTGGAATGAAACACACAGGATAGTAATGCGTCTTCTTGATATAGAATGTGATATCTTATCCGCACATACTGTAGTGAAGAATCCTGTAAACATGTACAGGCATATTAAGGATGACTATATCAAATCGAAAGTAAAAGACGAAGAAATAGTTTACAATCTCAGACGTTCGAACAGACTTCCTTTATACACAAACGGTTATAAAATAAAAGACAAGAAAGAAGTAACAGACTGGATTCTCCCAGGTCTTAATCCTGATATAAACGGAATAAACCCTATCAATTGTTGGGAGAAAGGTTTTACACGATTGCAAACTATAGCATCTGAAGAATATTACACAAGAACTGTTAAAGAAAAGACAGAAGAAATAAAATCTCCAGGTCTTTATCTGCAGGATAACCTTTATAAATTCTGTTCAGAGTGAAATTCTATAATTAGTATTAGTAAGAATAAGTCATATAAATACCATCCTAAAGCGGAACCGTTGCAAAGTTTTTGTGACGGTTCTTTTTTTTATTAAAGTTCTATTATTTTATTGACGATAATAATAACATAAGATAAAATAGAAATTAAGGGAGGAACAAGTTCTATGTTAAACTTTATGGTTATTTTGGGTGGTATCTTTGGAGTATTATTCGTAATCTCGATTGATAGGGAAATGAAATGCCGTGAGGAAAGGAATCCTAAAGCAAAACTGTGGAGAAAGATAATGTACACATCAGGTACTATAGCTGGTGTAGTAATATTTACAGCAGCTCTCCTACTTCAATAAAGAACAAAGGAATGTTCTTAATAATCCGTACTCAGCATAAGGGTACGGATTTTTTTTATCTCTATGTTCCAAAACCCTTCAATATCTTCGCACCAACGAATCCAAATCACCTTGGTAATGAAATATCATTATTTTTGTTAAAAGACCTCACCAGGACAATCCTAGACACGTTATAGACTAAATTTCAGATAACTTTATTTATTATTAATAGATATATAATACAATTTATTCAGTGTATAACGGAGTATAAAGATATATGGCGAAACCAGAACTAATCAGAAAAATCGAACCTATAGAGACATGGCTTACTTCAGAGTTCTATTTAGGAGATGAAGTAGATGCTATAAGACCTTATGTAGCAGATTTCATTAAAGAGTTCAGTCATGCGACATATAAGAACGAATTAGGTATGACAGTACCTAAGAGGAAGTTTATATGTACAGGTGCGTCACGTACAGGTAAGTCATACGGTACGAGAATCTTATTAGACCGTATATTATATGAAATGAGCTGCTGGAAGAACTTTCCCTGTCTGTTTAATCTGTCATCTTCAACAATACCTAAGATATACTGGCTGTCATATACAATGAGTAAGTCTGAATCAACCGGTCTTAAAGGATTGATAAAGATTATCGATAAGACACCGTACTGGCAGTTACCTGATGTAAAGAGAAAACCTCTTGAATCGGGATTAATATTTCCATTCTGTGAAGTACGTTCCGGTTCTAATGTAAGTCATATCATCGGTGAAGATATGCTTGGTTGTGTACTTGATGAGGCGAATGTACGAAAGGTAGCAAAGGGAACAGAAGTAGAAGAAACACAGAAGATGTTTCAGGAAATGAGACAGCGTTCTGTAATGACATACAGTAATGAAAAAGGTATATGGGGCGGTTTCTCAGGTATCATTTCATCATCTACAACAAGTTCATCCTTTGTAGCACTTGAGGTAGAAAAGGCAAAGAAAGACGGTGATACTGTAATTATGGAGGCTTCTGTATATGAGGCTAACCCTAAGAACTTCAGTAAAGAGAAGTTCCCTATCTTCATAGGAAACGGAGACATAGAACCGTTCATTGTAGATATGGCAGATGAATCAATAACCAATCGTATCAATGAACTTTACGGAATGAGCTGCAAAGAGTTCCTCGAAGAGAATCCTAATCTGATAGAAATGGTACCTGTATCCATAAGAAAGTTCTATGAAGAAGACCTTGCATTCTCACTTGCCAATATGTCAGGTAAGGTAATGGCAGGAACAAACAAGTACATGAATGTTAAAGTTGTAGAAAAGATATGGGATAGGACAATAAGAAAACCATTCAGAGAAGAAGTACCTTATATCGGTATATATGACGCTACATCTCCGTCTGATATATGGAATCCTGATATAGCACTTGAACATTATCACGGTGAGAATGTTTATCTCCATGTCGATGCTTCACAAAAGCACGACCATACAGGTTTCTCAGCTTTGTATTACGATATTGACGACAGGGTAATCCGTTCTGTACTTACTGTCCGTATGTTTATGAATAAGGATATACCGGACAATCAGATAGACCAGGAAAAGATACTGGCTCTGATACTTTATATGAGGGATAACGGTGTAAAGTTCACTTTCATATCAGGAGACCATTATGCCAAGGACTTCCTTATTCCTCAGTGCAAGAAGATATTCGGTAACGACCATAGTGAATATCTGTCAGTAGATAAAGACCCTATTCCTTATATGGTAATGTTGAACTTTGCGAAGATGGGAAGATATAAGCTGCCTTATTATAAGACTTGGGAACATGAGCTGATAAATCTTACTAAAGACCTTGCGACTAATTATGTAGACCATCCGCACAACACTAATCCAAATGAGCCTGTATGGTTTAAGGACTGCAGCGATGGTGTTGCCGGTGCATCATTTCTTTTATACACAAAAGAACATATACAGTATGAACAGATGATGATGGATAAGGAGCTTGAGAAAGTTGAGATACCTGATGACGGATTCTTCAGTAGTATCGGCACGGAAGATGAGAATGAGATAGAGGATGAACTTAAACTTTTCCAAGACGGTCTTTACGGAGAAGATGAACATTATACCATTTTGGAGGATTAGAGTATGAAGTTAGTATTAGTAAATGCACCTGGACTCGGTACTATGACACAGGCAGGTAATAATTATATCACAGTAACTCCACCAACAGGATTCACAGGCAGTGTTACGGCTAAGATAACAACAGATGATACAATGAAAGTAGATGATATGGCTGTATGTACTATGATAACTATAAGCGTAGATGGAAACATAGGACAGTCAGGATATAAAGACGTTGTAACAATAAACGGAAGTACATCAAATACAACTATCAACAACATGCCACTAATAGTAATGGGAGATAACGGAACAGGTGCAGCTAGAACTACAGCTAAGGTAATCTCCTGTGGACAAACCTCTACAAGTGCAGAATAACTCCTAATTCTATAATTAGTAATAAGGAGTAAAATTATGACCTACGATTTTGATGAAGATTTCGAAACCGATGAAATCATCGACAGAGTAAGTAACGGAGAAGATTCTGATTACTTTGTAAGAAAGGAAGACGGCATTTATTGCTCAGACGGTACATTCATTTGTGATAATGATGATGAAGAGTACCAGGATAAAATTGATGAGCACAAAGAAGAATGGCGTGAGTGTAACTGGTCTACAGAAGATTACGCAGATTATTATGGCGTAGACCCTGAAGATGTAGATGACGCTATGGATGATGATATGAAGGATTGGTAGATTATGGAATTATACAGAATAAATGCTTTAGGAGGCAGATTATGGATTTTGAATTAGATACCACAAAAGGTATTCTGCATGTAAAGAGTGAAGCCTTTGATAGTAATGGATTCATGCTCGGTGTGTTCAACGATGTTTTCTTTGAATATCTCAGAGAGTTCTTTCTCGGTAAACACCTCAAATCAATAGCAGAGTTTATTAATAATTGGGATAACCTCAAGGATGAATTTGGGGCTTTTATGAATCTCAGATTCCTTGGTTATGCACTTTCATTGTAAGGAGTAAGATTATGAAAATAATTAAAAATATAACAATACAACCATGTTATGTATGTGGAAAAACAGGTAAAGGAAGATTTATCACAATTCATCGTTATGACTATGAAAATACAAAAACGAATAAGAATTTTGGATTATGTGATAGATGCTATGAAGAATTAAAGAAAATGATTGTGGAGGAATAGTTATGGAATTATATGATAAGAAATTTGTTTATTTTGATTGGGATGATAAACTTGAAGGTAAGAAAGGATTTGTCGCACAGAACATCGCATCATTGAAGGGTCAGGTAAACAATATTCCTAAATGTATGGTAACATTATCTAAAAGTGATGATGATGTTTGTCCATTCACTTATTTCTGCGATGGTG